ACGGCAAGTTCGTTCAGCTCGGGATTCAGAAGACATGAGCGGTCCCTTCAAAATCAACACACGGAGCCAGTGGGCAGCGCAGAATCCTGTGCTGATGGCAGGAGAGCCTGGCCTTGAAAGTCAGACCGGCAACCTGAAGATTGGTGACGGCAGGACAGCGTGGAACACGCTGCCGTATTTCAGCAGTCCAGCCAACTGGGCATCGTTCTGGGATACAACGTCGCAGACGGCTACGGCTAATACGCCAACGTCGATCCTGCTGCGCAAGAACGATCTAGACAACCGTGGCATCAAAGTGATCTCGGATAGCCGGATCACGGTTGACCATCCGGGCATCTACAGCTTCACGTTCTCGATTCAATTCAGCAATTCCGACGCGCAGATTCATGACATCAACGTATGGCTCCGCAAAAACGACAGTGGCGCTAGCGGTGATGTGGCCGACAGCGATAGCAAGTTCAGCATCATCTCCAGCCATGGCGGCGTTGAGGGCAATGTGATCGGAACGGTGAACTTCATCCTCAAGCTGGCGGCGGCTGACTATATCGAGCTGATCTGGGCGACCAGCAACGCTGCTGCATACATCCACGCTGAGGCTGCGGCGACCAGTCCGTTCGCGCATCCGGGGATTCCGGGCATCATTTGCACAGTGGTGCAGGTGGCATCGGCATGACAACGAAGCGCGAGTCGATCTTGGCTGGTATCCGCACGGCGCTGACGGGCACCACTGGCGTGAGCACAAGGATCTACCGCAGCAGGGTGGAGCCACTGGCTAGGGGAGAGCTGCCGGCGATCGTGGTCGAGCCGATCAACGATGTGTGCGTGCAGTTGACCAGCACACCAACGCTGGACTGGACGCTCACCGTGCGCATTGCGGTGATTGTGCGAGGCAACATCCCAGATCAAGTAGCCGATCCGATCGTGGAGAGTTTGCACGCGAAGGTGATGGCGGATCTAACGGTCGGAGGCCATGCCTACGACGTGCAACCGACTGGAGTCAGCTTTGATATGCAGGAGGCAGACCAGCCATCTGGTGTGATCTCCTGCGACTTCGTGGTGAAGTATCGGACGCAGGTCGCTAATTTGGCGCAGAGTCCGTAGTAGCTACGATGATGGACGAATACACAGGCCAGGGCGGCAGCTATCTGGTCGACAAGAAAACCGGCAAGCGAAAGCTCGTCGAGCGGACCCAGCCGGCTCCCCATCCACAACCCGAGGTAGCCACCAATGGCCTCAGTTCTGACACGCCGGCGCCTGATTCTGGCGAAGATTGAAAGCACCTACGGCACTGACTCGAGTCCGACCGGCTCGAGCAATGCCATCTTGGTGCGCAACCTCGAGATCCAGCCGCTGGTCGCTGAGACCGTGAACCGCGATCTGGTGCGTCCTTACATGGGGCAAGCCGATCAACTGCTGGCTCAGACCAGGGTCGAGGTGAGCTTCGAGGTTGAACTGGCTGGCTCTGGCACCGCTGGTACCGCTCCCGCTTACGGTCCGATCTTGAAGGCATGTGGCCTGAGCGAAACGCTGGTGACCAGCACCTCGGCCACCTATGCGCCTGTGAGCACCAGCTTCAGCTCTGTGACCATCCACTACCACGAGGATGGCATCCGCCACAAGCTGACCGGCTGCCGCGGCACTTTCGAGATCAACGGCGAAGTGGGTCAGATTCCCGTGATCAGCTTCACCATGACGGGCATCTACAACGCCCCGACCGATGAGACGCTGCCCACCCCGACCTACGCCAACCAGGCCACTCCGCTCATCTTCAAGCAGGGCAACACCACCAACTTCAGCGCCTTCTCCTACAGCGGCTGCCTGCAGAGCTACAACTTCAGCATGGCCAACGACGTGATCTATCGCGAACTGGTCGGCTGCGCGAAGGAGATCATGATCACCAACCGGGCGCCCAGCGGCACCATCGTGATCGAAGCTCCGACCATCACGGCCAAGGACTTCTTCACGATCGCTACCGGCAGCAGCACCGGCAGCATCACCTTCCAGCACGGCACGACCGGCGGCAACATCGCCACGGTGACCACTGCTCAGTCCGACCTGGGCAACCTGACCTATTCGGATCAGGATGGCGTGCAGATGCTGAATATGCCGTTTATTGCGGTTCCGACCAGTTCGGGCAATGATGAGTTCAGTCTCGCCTTCACCTGACCTTGGCGTTTGTTCTTAAGCAGTCGGACACCTACTCGTGGCCGGTCGCCTTCGATCTTCCTGTCGATGGTGGCCGCCACGAGCGTCAGACCTTCGATGGTGAATTCAAGCGCCTCCCGCAAAGCCGCATCAGGGAGATCGGCCAGCAGATTGAGGCTGGCGAAATTATCGACGGCGCGATAGCTGCGGAGGTGCTGGTCGGTTGGTCTGGTGTGACCGATGGCGATGGCAAGGATGTGCCCTTCAGCCAGAAGGCGCTCGATCAAATGCTCGACATTCCTCTGCTCGCGACGGCTGTGGTGATGGCCTACTTCGAGAGCCTGCAGGGAGCCAAGCGAAAAAACTGATCGAGGCCGCTGAGCATTGGGCAGGCGGTGGCGTTGTGGACGAAACTGCCGACGATGCCGCGGCCTTTGGCTTCGACCTGCCGGATCTGCCGCCGCCACCGGATGAAGACTTCGGGATCCTCCCAGAGAATTGGCCGGTGGTGCAAATGTTTCTCCGTGTGCAGACACAGTGGCGCACCACGATGAGTGGTGTGATCGGATTGGACTATGCAGCGGTGCGTTGGCTGTTTAAGCTGTACGACGTAGAGGAACCGCGCGCGCTGCTGGAGGACCTGCAAACCATGGAGGCCGCAGCGATGACCGTGATCAATAAGCAGGGAGCATAGCCATGGCCATGAACATGGAGGCAATGCTCAGAATTCGAGCCAATGTCACCGGAGAAAACAATATCCGCCGCCTTGGCAACTCCATGCAGGGAGTTCAGGGGCAGGTTAAAAATCTTGCAATGTCATTCGACGGCTTGCGCGCAGCCGTTGGTGGACTTGCTGGCTTGGTCGGCGGCGGCTTGATCATTAACAAAATCTTCGGAGATGCAGCGACACTAGAGAGCCAAGCTCGCAGCCTGCAGGTCCTAACCGGCAGCGCGACTCAGGCATCTCAAATCATTCGAGAACTGCAAAGCTATGGAGCATTAACTCCGTTTGAGTCGACTGAACTGATCGAGACGGCAAAACGCCTAAACGCCTTTGGAGTTGACTCGAGTCGAGTTGTTGATGTTGTAAAAACGCTCGGCGATGTAGCTGGCGCAACCGGCGCCAACTTGGGCGAACTCGCGACGGCCTATGGCCAAGTGGTTGCCAAAGGGCGACTGCAAGGCGAGGAGCTACTGCAATTCCAAGAGCGTGGCGTTGCGCTCTCGGCTGAACTGCAGAAGATGTATAAGTTGCAAGGCCAAGAATTTACCAAGGCACTCGAAGGTGGAAGAATCAGCGCTGAGGCTGTTGAGGTTGCCATTCAGCGCCTTACCGCTGCCGGCGGTAAATATGCTGATGGTGCCATTGCTCAAAGCGATACCCTAAACGGCAAATTCAGCACACTGAAAGATAACATCACAGGTCTCTCGCAAACGATCGGAACAGTCTTGGGTCCGGCTGTTAAAGCAATTCTAGATTTGGCGATCAATGTAATCGATACAATTAACAAGGCCATTAAGTTGGCTATTAGCGGTCCTCAGCAGGCGGAAGCAACAGCATCCGTTCGAGCCGGGCAGTTGCCATTTGGCGGACCCGCTGCCATCGATCGCATCATTGGGGAACAGCGTCGGCGAGCACTTCAGAGACAAGCGGGAAGCGCTTTTCTTGGTTTTGGTTTTAATGAAAAAAACTTTATAAAACTTCTTCAGCAGCAGCCTGAGTTTGCAGTCCCTAAACTGAATCGGGCATCTTTGCCGGCAACTCCGGCACTGCTCCCTGCACGAGGTGAAGGCAAAAAAGAAAAATCTAAAAAAAATGAAGAAGTAAGCCAAAAAATATACCAGCTTGAGCTAGATCTGCTTGAGGCGCAGCGGAAGGAAAACGAAACGCAGGTCGCTTCGATTAAGTACGAGATTGCTCAGCAGAAGTTTGCGGAGAGCAAGCTGAAGAACCGCAATGATCTACTTGAGCTAGCCAAGGCCGAGCGGCAATACATGGAAGACATTGCCGACATAGCGACGAAGACGGGTGCCGCTGTTGCGCAAGACTTTATTAAGCGCAACCAACTGCAGGAGGATTACAAGCGCACTGTGGAGGAGCTGCAGATCAAGGCTGGCCTGATCACCGGCGACAAGCTCAAGCAGGTCGAGATCGATCGCGAACTGCAAACGATTCTGGAGCGCCTGCCTGGTCTGACTCAGGCGCAGATCGACAAGCTGAAAGAGCTGGTGGCAGCCAGCAAGCAGGTGAAGGATGGCTTTGGAGACACC